GACACTTCATCTCCAAATGATCCACCCATAAGGAAAGAATCTGAAACATCACCTGATCCATCTGCAGAGAATGAATCTGATGTTCCATAAGAATCACGAATCAATTCAAGTGAAGTAACAGAACGACTATCATCAAAATAATGACATAGTGCCTGAATAATATATTGACCAGATGTTCTTTCATCAACACCATCTATTCCTGAACAATATGCTACATTTTCTGTTTCTAAGTTGATTTTCATTCCAACCTCCAAAGCAGTATTACATGGTACAGTAATTGCAATTTTTTGAGAAAATAATATATTATATCTAGTGGATCCAGCAGCATACCAAAATTCTGGATTATTTTCTATAGATTCTGGGTCATCTTTATTTACCATACCATCATCTGATAATGGTTTAACACTCATTACAGCAGTCTGAATTCTATGTGAAAGTTGACCATCCTTTATATCAAGCTCAACAACTTCAGGTGTAGTAATCTCATCTTTTTTACCTAAAGGAGTAAAATCTTTATCCTTTATTAATTTTTCATCTCCTACACTAATATCTATTTCAGTAAATTTATATTCAGCAGGATTAAAAAAGAAATTCTTACTAGAATAAACACCAGACTCAATTTGTTTGATAAGATCTTGATCTCTTAGTATTTCAAATCTAGCAACCTTAAATAAATTTTCAACAGAATCAACGTCTGGAGTTTTACCATTATAATGATATGTTTTAGGAAAAGGTTTAGAACTCACTATTGAACTTATAGATTTAAACTTAAATCCACTTTTTGTTTGATAGAAAAAATATCCAGGATTTGCCTTACCTTTATTAGTAGCAGGAATAGATTGTCTTGCAAGAACACCCAACATGCTAAAAGGTGTCTTATTCATTCCATTCATACTCACACTATTCATAGTCTCATCCACTTCATAATCATCTTCTTTCATTTTAAATTTCTCTTTCAAGATAACATCTTCCACAATAGATGAAATTTTACCATCAAGTTTATTACCAATTTTTACAGTTTCGTTTTTAGTCCCAACTATTGAAGTAAATCTAATTTGAACCACTTCTTTACTAGATTTTCTATCTAATACTTGAACTTCATTAACAATAAGTTTCTTATAAACATCTTCTTCTGATGAAAAATTTAATACAGGACCAAGTGTAGTTCCACTTCGTACTTGCATTCTAATTAAAGATCCAGCTTCAATTGGTAGTTGTTTTGCATTACCCAAAATACCTTTTTCACCAACACCTTCAACCGAACCAGTAGATACAAGAGTAACAACTCCAGTTATATAAGGAGATAATAAATTCTCATAAAAATATATGTTAGTTATAGATATTGCACTAGTTTTTATAACATCCAGTTCTTTCTTGTTCTTACCAGAAGACGTTATTATAAATTGTTTAAATTCAGATGGTGATGCTTGTGCTGACATTTATTTTATCCTCTGTATACTCTTGGTTCTACAACTGATGGAGATCTTCCAGCAGAAAATTGACTTCCTGAAGATCTAGATTGCATCTGAATTGGAACAATAATAGTTTCAGTTCCATTATCCATATCCGTTAATGTATTTAATACATTATTAGGAGTCACATTTTTAGACATACTCTTATTCATTTTCATCGAAGGAAGAGAAACTTTAGGAACCATAGATTTTTTTGATGACTTTGTAGATACATCTGCATTACTGGTATTATAATTTAAAGGATCAATAGGAATACCAAACAAATTAGAAGTATCTGCAATCATTTCTTCTCTGGCACCAGGTCTTAGTACAGATTCATTTTTTAATACTTCTGCAAGACCAGTGTCCCTAACAACTCCACCCATATGAAACTTAGGAATTTTTGATTCTTGATCCTCTACAATTAATACATCTGTACCAGATTCGGATGCATCTCTTGAAATATTAGGAACACTTTCAGATTCAGATTTATCTTGCGAAGTTGGTTCAATATCCAAATTAACATTACTAGAATCAATCTGCCTACTAAGAACATTCAAATCTCTTGATGCTTTAGTTAAATCGTTGTTTATATTATTGATCCCAAAAAGACCACCAACAGCATTATACAATCCCATCATTCCATTCGATACAAATCGGAAAGTTTTAACAACTCCAGTCCAAATAGATTTAATCTTATTAAAGATATTCGTAATAGATTTAATAATCTCAGGAAGTTTATTAGCTAGAAATCCTAACAATAAGTATCCAAAGAAACTTAATATTCTATCCTTTAAACTTGCAACAACACCACCAATTTTTCCGAATATACTACTAATAATTGGAACTTTTATTTTTCCCTTCTTTTCAACATTTGCTTCCAAATTCTTTCTTTCTATTTTCTTTCTTTCATTATCAATTAAATTAGATTTTTTATACTCTAATTTTTTTAATTTCTTATTAGAAGTAACCAAATAACTTTTAATATTGGTTACATTTATTTTTAACTTTCGTACTTGAGTTTCCATATCTTATACAAATATCCCCAACATATTAGAAACTCTTCTAACTTCCTCATTATTAAGATCGACAGCACTTATATAAGGTAATGATTGACCATTTACAGGAGGTGGAGCTAATCCTTCTCCTTGACTTAAACCTTTATCAAGTACTGGTGGCAGTACCTTAATGCTACCATCTTTCATTCTATTTACTGTACCACCACCTTGTAACTTACGAAGTTCTGTTCCTCTATTCAGACTTACATTATTTGCACCCGTCAATTTATCAGCTATTGTACTACCACCAAGATATCCCCCAATGCCCAAAATACCAAGACCAATAGCACCTATTACAGATGTTGTTGGTTCTGGAAATAATAACATACCAGCTAAAGTAGTTACTAATGCAGAACCAGCAAGACCACCACCAACGCCAGCACCAATCTGAAGATTACTCTGTCCTGCTTGTTTTCTATTATAAGCATCCAATCCCAGTCCAACAGTACCAAGTAATTTACCACCACCCTTAAATTTACCTGCCCACTTAGGCATTTTTAATTTACTAAGAGCTCCAGTTCCCGATGATCCTTTTAAATTAGCAATCTTAGAATAATCAGTTTTAGTAGCTTTTGTCAACCAAGAAGGAAGTTTACCTCCTTGACCTTGAAGAACACCACCTTTCATTCCCTGATTAAAAAATCCACTGACTCCTATTCTACCCCTTCTTAATAATCTTATCTTATCACCAAAACTTGCCTTTCCTGCTGTAAATCTAGCATCAGAAGCATTTAAGTTACCTAAAGATGATCTACCTCTCGGAGTGTCCCACCACGGTTTTGTAGATTTTCCTAAACCTTTAGTATCATGTCCAGTTGTAACTGAACCTGAACCTCCAGTAGTCCTCTTCCCACCAAAAACACGACCAAGACCTAGTGCTGATGCCAGTCCACGAATAGATCTGAATAAAAAATATAAATCTGCTACGGTCTTGAGAATTATACCTCCTATTACTAAACCAGCAATTAATTGCCAGTTTTTAACTATGGTATTAAAAAACTTCCCAACTTTATCGGTATTCTTACTTAACCAATCTAATCCTTTATTACCTAAAAATCCTGCACCTATCCAACCAAAGAACCCTAATAATCTACCAAAAATACCTTTAATAGGTGAAACAACTTTATCAAATGTTTTACCTATTACAGATCCTAATTTTTTACCCTCTACATTACGCTCAGCTTCTGCTTGCTTTGCTTTCTTAGAAGATGTTCTTATCTTGTTTATCCCTTCACTTTCTTTTGAAATTCTATTCGCAAAGTCTAATGCTAACTGATTCTGAATTTCTACAAGAATTCTATTAGTTTCAATTAAACTCTCTCCTAATGAAGTATTAGGACTTTGATCTACAGTGGTATTAGGATTCGACCTACGAAATATAGACGACAAAGAACGCATGGGTCGAAAAGACCCAATCCCACTAGAAAGTTTAC